TTTACCGCAGGGAGGTGCAGCAATGACGCGCAAGGAGATTACTATACTGTTAGGCGATATCCTTTATCAGCAAAGGTTTACCGGTGTCGGTAAATACTATGCTAGTGAGGTTACCATAGATTATGGCACAAAGGATATGTGCAGAGTAGACTATATGCAGTTTATACCACCAAATCAAATGAGTATCAGCGGCTTAGAAAAAGGCATCTTTATCTGCTACGAGGTAAAAAGCTGCGTAAATGATTTTAAAAGCGGATACGGACAAAATTTTATCGCCGAAGAAAATTACCTTGTTATGCCAATGGAGTTATACAAAAAAGTTATACATGATATCCCAAATGGTGTTGGTGTGCTTGTTCCGGTACCAGTCAACATGGGGAGAAAAACAAGCGATTTACATCATGAGTTTGAAAATCCAACTGAATTAAAAGGTGATAGCGCAGAATGGAAGTTGCATAAAATCAGAGCTGCATATCCTAATCACCGGAAAAAATCTATTACAGAATTATTATTTTGTATGCTGAGAAGCGGAAGGTGATGTAACAAATGAAAAAATACAATAGCATAGACGGCCGTATACATACAAACAGCCGGTTGTGGTATTTTATTCGGATGGCAGCGAGGAGGTTGAAAAATGCGGAGAACGACCTTAGAAAAAGTATATAATGTTAAAATTGATGAAATCAGAATTGCAGGGAAAGGCGCATATGTGCTGCATGAAGAAAATCTGCAATTATTGTTTTACACGATTGGAGAGCTGCAGCAATACCTGGAAGAGGTTTACTCATGATTGATATAGCACTGGCGGTAATGCTGTATTTTACCTTTATGATGATATGCGTCATAAATGAAAGAGAGGGGCGATAGGTATGCTAACTGTGAAAGATAAAATTGAACAGTTTAAAAGAGATTGCAAAAGCAATGATTATTGCACGAAAAGAATTATCGAGATAAAAGAAGAATTAGAAGAATTGGCGTATAAAATGAAAGGTGTAAAATCAATAACGCTAAATGGGGCAGTCTATGAAAACTGTGGAAATCCATACAAAGAAAAAAAGAACGCTTATTTGTATGAGGAGCAAAAATTGATTGCGGAGAGAGATAGTAAAGTTTTTCAAATAAATAATGTAAACAGAATTATGTCAGTTATTGAAAATCCGGTGGATAGAGAAATGATTAGGGAACGACTGATAGAGAAAAGGTATTATAAGTACGTAGTTGATAAATATCATTTTAATGATTGTTCAAGTTTGGATAAGCATATAAATTCTGTTCTGAAAAAAATATTTGAAAAAACGGACAATATTGTCTAAAAAAAAGTGTTATCATGATAGCGTGGAAGTACGGGGGATGAGGCGCGATCCTCTTCCTTGTACTTCACTTTCTCCCTTATGGTCTACGCGGCATCTTAGGATGCCTGCCGTAATCTACAGGCGATCCCCCATCCATATATCGCCTGTAGATTATGGTAAGTATTACCTATCTATGACAATACCCTAAAAAACGACGAGATAGGCGGTTTAAATGACCTGTGTTAACCGTCAAAAACATGGCCATTCGGCAGGAAACGAGTTGGCCAATGATGAGATAGCGCACTCATGTAGGGAGACATAAAAAAAGGCGCTGTGATTGATATCAAAGCAGGAATGAACCTCATATTGTTGAGAACGCCTGTTAGATATATTGGTTGCCCTGGTGGCGGAATAACCAAAAGGAAATAGCGGTAAGGAATCCTAAGCAGACTTACCAGCGTAAAGCGTCTGAAAAGGGCGCTTAAAATTAAAACGTAGTTATCGCACCTCTTAACAATGTGGCACAGATAACTCTATAGAGGCTAAGGATGCATAGACGTATGCTATTAACCGAACGCCTATTAAACAAAGCACGTAGAACTGCCCGTTATAAGGGATACAGGAGAAAACGTGCTTTTTATTTTACCAGAAAGGAATGATGACATGGAACTAACGGAATTATTGAATAAAATCAAAACGCTTTTTAATGCCAATGACACAAAGCAACTAACTGATCGTCTTATAGATGTTTCAATAAACAACGATTTCAAATACCATAAGTCATTCGTGGATATTGTAGGTGATTTAAAAACAGATTGGCTGCAAATGATATACCAATACTACGAGGCAGACAGAGAAGATAAGAAACAAGACTACACACCGAAAACAATCGGTGTTTTATTATGCCAGTTATTGGGCGAATGCAGCAAAGTATATGATCAATGCGCAGGAAGCGGATCGTTGACAATACAGTATTGGTCGCAACATCCGGATACAGAATTTATCTGTGAAGAATTGGACGAAAATGTCATGCCGTATCTATTGTTTAATTTGTCGGTGCGGAATATCAAAGGATATGTAGTGTTAAAGGATATTTTAGCTGACGAGACATACCACTGTTATAAATTAACAAAAGGTGAAAGGTTTTCGATGGTATCAGAAATAGACCGTCTCGATGTCGATTACAGTAACATAAGCGGATGCATCAGTAATCCGCCATATAACATCAAATGGCAGCATCCAATGTTCGCGGCATTCGACAATAGATTTGCGGAGTATGGAGTACCGCCAGAAAACAACGCGAATTATGCTTTTATGCTAAACGCATTAAACAAGGCAGAACGATGCGCTTTTATACTGCCAAATGGAGTATTAAGTGCAGGAGGACCAGAACAAGGTATCCGAAAAGAGATGGTAAACGGTAATATCATAGATACGGTTATTACCTTGCCAGATAAAATGTTTGTGTCAACATCCATACCTACGTGTATCGTTATCCTGGACAAAAAGAGAAAAGGCAACAAAGTGCATATGGTTGACATGCGCCAACAATGCGCACAGGAAGTAAGAGAACAAAAAGGGCAATACGGCAGTAATTCGCACACAAACAGAGTGTATAAAAAAGAGTTCAATGTCTTTACTCCAAATAACATCAAGCGATGTCTGGATGCCATAAAAGCCGCTGATCCGATTACAGAATTTTATAGTCACCCATCTATAAAAGACATCGAATCATTGGATTACATATTGATGCCAAGCAGATATATAGACATTGCATATAAAACAATCCACCGTGATATCAAAGATATTGTCAATGACATAAATAATAATGTAAGAGACAAGAATGTAACCAAAATTACAATCAATGAATCACTTGCGAAAGGCATCGGCATGTATGATATATACGAATTGCAAGAACGAAGTAATAAGATGATGCGAGAATGGAATGAATCAGTCAAACATCTAGGAATAGCAGTTGACGAAGAACACTTTATACGTGTCAGCAAGAATAAAAACGAAATCAAGATCGAACAGCAAGACAAGGAGATTGCATCAGAGTTGATTATGCAGATTATCAACAGTTGGAAAGCTCATATTATGTATCTTAACAACAAGCAAAATATACTTTTAGCCGAGTTGAGAGACGTACTGCTTGAAAAGCTAATGTCTGGTGAAATAGAGGTGTAGTTTATGATTACAGTATGTAAAGATTGCCCTAAAAGGCACCCAGGATGCCACGGGACGTGCGAATGGTACAAGGCAGAGCGTAAGGCACTGGACGCAGAAAACGCACGCAGGCGGACTGAAAACACAGTAGGATACAGTACAAGCAGTCATTGGAATTATAATAAAGCGAAATGAAAGGAGAGATCATATGGCGGTTATTGATGAAGAAACCAAGCAGCAGGCAAAAGAGCTATGGCTGCAAGGCAAGAAGTACCGAGAAATATCTGAGATAACCGGTATAAAAGAATCCTCTATAAAGTCATTAGCATCCAGAACATGGAAGAAAGAAAAGTTGCAACCAAACAAGAAAAAAGTTGCAACTTTGGTTGCAGATGCAGATAAAGACAAAGGGCCGCCTGAAACAGAGTTGCTGCCGGAGGAAATAGAAACACTGAACAATGAAGAACTGACCGAGAAACAGCGCCTTTTTTGTTTATATTATGTAAGATGGTTTAATGCGACAAAGGCATATCAAAAAGCCTATAGTTGCGATTACTTCACGGCAGCTGCTAACGGTCCACGATTGCTAGGGAATGCTAGAATAAAAGAAGAGATACAAAGAATCAAAGATGCAAAAATCAAACAGACCATGTATTCTACAGAAGATTACTTCCAGAAGATGATTGACATCGCTTATTCGGATGTAACCGATTATCTGTCATTCGGGCAGGAAGAGGCGCAGGATAAAAACGGAAACACATTTATGATGAACGTCATTAACCTGAAAGAGTCATGCGATGTTGATGGCACACTTATTCAGGAAGTAAAACAGGGAAAAGATGGTATCGCAGTCAAACTTGTCAGCAAAGAGTTCGCATTAAAGTGGATGGATAAGCATTATAGCGAAGCTACGGACTTACAGAAAGCACAGATCGAGCAGTTAAGAGCGCAGACGGATAAGCTGAAAGCAGATAACGAGAACGCACCAGATGATAGTACACAATGTGCAATGGATGCTATTACAGGTATTGTAGAACAAATGCAACCTTTAAAGGATGATGATGTATGACACAGCCTATGTTGCTGTTATCCCCTAAGTTCAAAGATTTCCTTCGTGTAGATACTGATCGCGAGTTCCTTGAGGGTGTAACAGCTTGTGGAAAGACTACAGTCGGCATATTCAAGTTCATGTGCAAGGTTGCAGCATCAGACATAAGGTTTCATGTAATAGCGGGTGCAGACCTAGGAACAGTTGAGAAGAACGTTATCAATGGCGAGCGTATGTTATTGGACCAATTCGAAAAGGTGGCAAACTATCACCCATCGGGAAAAGGCAAGATAAGGTTACCTCATATTGAGTACAAAACAAATAAAGGCATCAAGATCGTGTATATCTGTGGCTACGACAATAAGAAACGTTGGCAGAAGGTCCTAGGCGGTCAAGTAGGATGTGTGTATGTTGATGAGGTAAACATTGCTGATATGGAGTTTTTGCGTGAGATATCCCACCGCTGTGTTTACATGATGACGACTTCAAACCCTGATGATCCTTCTCTTCCTGTATATGATGAGTTCCTCAACCGTTCAAGACCCATAAAAAGATACCGGAAGGATTATCCGGAAGAACTGCTTGATATGCTGAATCAACCAGCAGAGAAAGGCTGGATACATTGGTATTTCAACTTTAATGACAATGCAGCGCTTACGCAGGAAGCCATAGAGCGCAAGAAAAAGGCAGTGGCACCTGGTACGAAAATGTATAAGAATAAGATTCTTGGCCTACGTGGTCGTGCTACAGGGCTTGTATTTCCGAATTTCGGTAGAAAAAAGAATGTCATATCAAAAGCTGATGCGAAAAAGTTTGTGTATCGGTATTTTAGTGCCAGTGTGGATACGTCATATTCAGCTAATAGCCCAGATACGATCGCATTGCTATTTCTGGGCATCACAACGTGCGGGAAAGTCGTTATACTTGATGAGGAAGTTTATAACAACGCAGATCTTAACATACCGTTAGCACCTAGCGATGTTGTGAAACGCTTGCTAGATTTTTTGGAGCGTAACCGTAAAGCATGGGGATTCGCGAAAAATGTGTTTGTTGACAGTGCAGACCAGGCGACTTTGACAGAGTTGTATAAGTATAAACGTACGCATCCATGTATTTACTCGTTTAATGATGCTTGGAAGGAAACTAAAATAATCGACCGTATCCATATGCAACAGGGGTGGATATACTTCGGCGATTATCTCGTAGTCGATACCTGTGTACACCACATACGGGAGTTAGAGGTATACAGCTGGCAAGAAGATAAGTACGAACCAGAGGACAGAAACGACCACACGATAAACGCAAGCCAGTATGGTTGGTTACCATTTGTGAAATATATTAGGACACAGGAATAGGAAGGGGTGAGGCAATGAAATTATTTAATAAAGCAAAGAACGTGATAAGAGCATGGCTTGATATCACACCTGCGCAAAAAAACATTTATTATCTGAACGAAACATTTAGCTTTGAGTCAAATGCCATCAAAAATAGAATATGGATGCGCGGCGACCCAGAGGAACTGGATGAGTTTTACAAGCAGTTGCCTAGGGATAATTCTTATTTTTGGGCAGCAAGTCCACGTATTAAGATACGTAAGATTCACTCCGGCCTTCCTGCGCTGATGGTCCAGGTGTTGACTGATATCGTCATACGTGACCTTAATGGCATTGATGTGGCAAATCGACAATTAGATTGGGATGAGATAAGCAAAGACAACAAATTTGACGAGGTGTTGCGTAAGGCAATCAAAGATGCACTGTCCATAGGAGATGGTGCTTTTAAAATATCATTCGACACCAAGCTATCAAAATACCCCATCATAGAGTTTGTACCAGGTGACAAAGTAGAGATTGTATATGAGAGAGGGCGTTTTGTTGAGTGTGTGTTTAAGACAGAGTATAAGTATGCACACAAACGATATGTGCTGTATGAGCACTATGGTAAAGGATATGTCAAAAATGTCTTGACAGAATGGGGCATAGATGACCCGCTTCCCTTGTCGACGATACCGCAGACTGCTAAGCTCATTGATGTGGCCTTTGCCGGGTATAAGCTACCGGACGAAAACGGTGAGAATGAAGTCATGGGACGCTTTGCAATGGCTGTACCATTTAAAATCAAAGATTCCACCAAGTGGGAGAACCGTGGTGAAAGCATCTTTGACAAAAAGACTTCTTCGTTTGATGGCCTTGATGAGATTATCAGTCAATGGGCTGATGCAGTGAGAGCGGCTAGGACAAAACAATACATCCCTGATGCACTTATTCCACGTGACCCGGAAACCGGACAGATGCTAGCGTTCAATCAATATGATGACCGTTTCTTAATGGTCGAAGGAAATATGCAGGAAAAAGGTAAAAACCAGATTGATGTGACACAACCTGTAATACCATCAGAAAATTATCTGCAATCGTATATCTCCTTTCTAGATCTGTGTTTACAAGGCGTCATTTCCCCATCAACATTAGGCATCGACACAAAAAAGATGGATAACGCGGAGGCGCAGCGAGAAAAAGAGAAGACTACGCTATATACAAGAAACATCATCATAGAGGCTATTCAAAAGACATTGCCAATGCTTGTGAACTGTGCCATCAAGGCATACGATGAATACACAAAGCATTCAAGCGGTGATGATGTTGAAGTGACTGTAAATTTCGGTGAATATGCCAGCCCCTCATTTGAAGCGACAGTGGAAACCGTTGCCAAAGCAAGACCGGGTAAAGTCATTATGTCGGTTGAGGCATCAGTGGATGAAATGTATGGTGATAGTAAAGATGAGGAATGGAAAGCGGAAGAAATAAAGCGGCTACGTATTGAGAATGGCGTCATGGAAACACAAGAGCCTGTTATATCAGAGTTTGATGATCTAGGTGGTAAGACACCTACACCAGACGATTATCCGCAGGATGAATAATGGCAAAGAAAGAAAAGGACCCATATGCTCTGAGGGATATCTTCAAGGAAATGGAGATGGAGCTCGTGGCATCACTGCGCCGTAACTTTATCAATCATAAAGTTGAAGAACAGGCGCACGGATTTAGCTGGGAAATGTGGCAAAAGGCTAAACTGCGTAACTTGCAGGAGTACCGCAAGGAGACAACCAGCGTCATATACAGGTTTAAAAAGCGAATCAGCGCAGCGATTGAGCAGGTCTTACGTAATCACTTTAGCGTAGGAGAGCGTAAAGCTGATATTAAACTGCCGCAGGATGGAGTCAGCACTGCTCTGCCTGGCGAAGAACCTCCACAGGAAAAACAGTTTTTCAGCATGAACAAGAAAAAGCTTGACGCACTGATCAAATCAACAAAAAATGACTTTGAGGATGTGCAACAAGCTGTATACCGCAAGATGGATGACGTGTACCGTCAAACAATCTTTAAGACTGAGTTTCAGCTGTCCAGCGGGGCTATATCACTTGGCAAGGCAATCGATAAGGCTACAGAGGATTTTCTTGCAAAGGGCGTCAACTGTATAGCCTATAAAGATAAAAACGGCGAGATTATGCGCTATGTAGCAGATTATGCAGAAATGGCATTACGCACAGCAAGCCATAGAGCTACTCTGCTCGGTGAGGGTAGTAAGCGCGACGAATTAGGTGTGCACCTAGTCTTCGTATCCGCTCACGCGAACTCTTGTAAGCTGTGTTTGCCTTGGCAGGGGCAAATACTCATTGATGATGTTTTTAGCCATCCTAGCAAGGCGTATATAGCGAGATACAAGGATAAGTATAAGCACCTGTCCGATGCTGTTAAGGCTGGGCTCCTGCACCCAAATTGCAGGCACACGCTTGCTACGTACTTTGAGGGCGTGACAAGGCTACCAAAACCGCAAGACCCAAAAATAGCCCTAGAAAATTACAACTATGAGCAGCGGCAGCGAAAGCTGGAACGAGAAATCAGAAAACGTAAAAGGATACTTGCTGGAACTGTGGAGGACGAAGACCGGAAAGAGGCAAGAGCTGGTCTAAGGCAGGCACAGAAAAATCTTAGAGACTTTCTGGATGCACATCCTGAATTTAAGCGCAGCCAACGCAAGGAGAAAGTGCACGGTACTTCTGTGAAGCTTGGCAATGGGACGGGCGGCGCCGCTGCCAAGTCTAAAGGTAAATACGTCGAGTCAATTACCCCCTCAGAGATTGACAAGTACATCGAAAAGTACGAAAATGAAATAAAGGATTTACCGGTTGAGAATGCTTATGTCATTCAAGAGGATGGCAAGGTCTTAAAATATGTAGGTAAAGAGGCAGCTGTAGCCTTTGAAGATGCAATACTGAAAAACGCAACGTTGCTGCATAATCATCCCGTTATCACCGGAGAGCCAAGCAATAGCTTTCAGGAGGACGATTTTGCATTTCTGCAGAATTTCGGAACAGAGATTAAACGGCTGCGAGCTACTTATGGCAATACGCGCTATGAAGTAGAGGTACTAAAGGACCTCAGTGAGGTATCATATCGGGATATAAAGTTAAGAGCGAGCATGGACGTGGATATATTTGCTGAATTTATTGATTTTGGAGATCTAGCCTTTGAGCTGTTAGATAGGGAGGGATATGTTAGATATGCCAAAACAAAAGTTGAATAAAAAGCAGCAAGAGCTTTGGGACGAATTACAGCGTAAAACTGATGAGTTTTATGACAATGTCCCCGAAGAAGAAAAGCAGAAGTGGCCTAATGGTGATCTATACCTCCCTCTTAGAGTCATGGAGCAAGAGTATTTAAAAAGAATTAGAGAAGCAGCAAACGAGCACTCATAAACTGGGTGCTTTTTTAGTGGAGGAACATCGTGAAAAAGGCAAATAGGAAGCAGCAAAAGATTGTGCAGGAACTTGATTACAAGATTGATGAGTACTATAAAACACATGATGATGAAAGTGATGATTTATTTCGCATGCAAGCACATTATCACAAGAAAATAAAAGAAGCTGGTAAAAGAAATGTGCATGCATAGCTTTTGTGAGACAGTAGAAGACCAGTATCATGATAAAAGATTGATGTGCAGGACGTTGAAAATAAAGCGTTCCTGCATTTTTTGCGGAAGAACGGAAAGAGAGGTAAGGCACGTGAAAGACCCACCCAAGCGCAAACTACCGTATTTTGGTAAGCATTTGAAGTGAAGGACGGTATAGAGTTAAGGAGGTGATTAACATGTCTTGTAAAAAGAAAGGTAAAGGCGGACGTAAATAGTTTGCTTTTTTATGCCCAACCATGACAAGGCTTTAAAAGGTGCATGTCCGAAAGGATAGGGGAGCACACCCGAATAAACAGGAGGAAATTAAAAATGAGAAATTACCTAAGATATCCGTTGAATATTCAGCTTTTTGCAGAAGATGGAAGCGGCGGAGAAGGTGGCGATACCGGGGCGCAAGCAGGAGCGCAAGTGACAGCCACACAACAGATTGATTATGACAAGCTTGCGGAAGTTGTTTCAAAACGTTCAGCTGGAACAGAAGACAAGGTGCTACAAGGATATTTTAAACAGCAGGGATTGACACCAGAACAGGCCAGTGAAGCAATGAATCAATATAAGCAGGCGCAGGCAACGAAGCAGCAGGAAGAGGCGCAGCGTATCCAGACTATGCAGCAGGAAAATGCACAACTGAAAGCACAAATCCTGAACTCACAGATTGATGCGAAAGTTGCAGAATTAGCAGGGACGCTAGGAGTGCAGGCTGAAAAAGTACCATTTTTAAGTAAGCTTGTAGACCGTGCAAACGCAACAAAAGAAGATGGTACGCTGAACGATGACAACATCAAAACGGCCATTGAAACAGTTTTAAGGGCATTCCCTGATTTCAAGTCCACAACACAAGCAGGAGGATTCCAGCAGATTGGTGGAGGGAATCAAGGCACTGCAGGCGGAAATGGTGTCGATGATCAACTTGACAATATTTTCGGAGTTAAGAAAAAATAGGAGGGCTATATAAATGGCAGAATTAAATTATGTAACGCAATTTTGGCCTCGTATCATTGAAATGTACGGGCACTTGCTAATGTCTAATGAGTTGTATAATACAAATCAGGACATTCAGATTATCAATACAAAAGATATCCGATTACCAAAAATCACAGTATCCGGTTATAAAGATCACAATCGTAAGACGTTATCATTTAACACAGGTTCTTATGGTAACGACTTTGAAACAAAGACATTGGACCATGATCGCGATATCGAATTCGCGATTGACCCTATGGATGTTGACGAAACGAATCAGATTGTTTCCTTAGCAAACATTCAATCACGTTTTGAGAAGACGCAGGCTATTCCTGAATTAGATTGTTACACCTTCTCTAAGCTCTACACAGAGGCAAAACGTGTTGGTGCAAAAATCAGTAATACAGCGATCACAACCGCAAATATCCTTTCTGATTTTGACGCAAATATCGAGGCAATGGAAGAAGCAGGAGTACCTTTAGAACGTGTTATCATGTACTGTACACCTGCATTTAAAACTAAACTGAAAAACGCAGAAGGCATCCAGCGTACCTTGGAGGTATCTGGTGGCGCGAAGAATATTGATCGTCGTGTACGCTCATTGGATGATATCAGCACTATTAAGACTGCGCCGGCAAGCCGCTTAAAGACTGCTTTTGACTTCACAGAAGGCTTCCAGGTAGCAAGTGCAGGAAAACAAATCAATTACATCATGATTGACCCTGAGGCACAGGTATCCCGCGTCAAATACTCTTATATCAAGGCGTTTACACCAGGTCATGACAGCCGCACTGCGGACAAATACCTTTATCAGAACAGACGTTTCAACGGAACATTCGCATTGCTGGATGATCTGCTGAAACAGGGATGTATCATCAATGCAGAAGCGGAGGGATAAGCATGAAAGCATTAAAAGACAATAAAGAGTACACCATTGCCGAAGAGCAGAAGCATGCATACCTTGAAGAAGGATACGATATCTATGGGGAGGATGGAAAACTGCTGGAATACTCTCCAAAGAAGAAAATCGCATACAGTGAATATGCTGCTTTGGAAAAAGAAAATCAACAGTTAAAGAAAAGAATCAAGGAGTATGAAAAGGAACAAAAGAAAGCAGGTGAATAGCATGTATGCAACACCTGAATACTACACCGCTGATTACAGCGGTACCCTCATATCACAAGACGAGCTACCCAAGGCCTTAAAAGATGCGGAGTACAGCATCGACCACCTTTGTTTTGGCCGCATTAAAGGCAAAGGTTACAGCAATCTCTCACCCTATCAGCAAGCGCTCATAAAACGTGCTGTCTGCCTACAGGCCGATTATATCAAGCAGTATGGTCCGTATATCAATAGTCCGCTAAAAGGCTATAGCGCAGGCAGCACAAAAGTTGAGATGGCCAATGTAACCTACGGCGGTATCAGCACTACGCAAGAGATAATCAACCTCTTAGAGGATACAGGACTCAGATGCCTGGTGTTGTAATCGCGAGTCCTTTCCCTTTTCCATCCCACGAGGCTACGACACACGTTGTCGTATATCAGGAGCAGGACACAGAGGACCAGGGACCCATCGAGACTGTTATCTACGACGGATTGGCAATCTACGATGAAAAGTCAAAGATTGTGTATGGCAAAGACAGCAAACAGATATCCCTCAGCGGTATGCTTATCATACACGGTGATGTACAGGCCTTGGAGGGCAAAACGGCTTTCCAAGGCTTTGTACAAATCGGTGAAGAAAAGAAGCAGATATACGCTGTGCGAAAGCCAAAACTGCTAGGTGTTATCTACAGCACGGAGATTGATCTATTATGAGAGTTAAGAGCGTAAAGGTCAAAATCAATCGGGAGGCGATGGCACAGCTTGACAAAGCAAAAAAGCGAGCCCTCGTGCTCACGGCACATGCGATACTGTCAGATATTGTATCTCGGGGTGTAGCACCAAAAGACATTGGAGAGCTAGAACGTAGCGGTTTTGTGGATGATGGGCATATTGATACAGAGCTAGTATCAAGTATTGTATTTGACACACCATATGCGCGCCGATGGTACTTTAACTTAGATGACGCTACGTTTCAGCGTACTAAAAACCCGAACGCACAGGATCACTGGATGGACTTCTATCTGGATGGAGAGGGCAAGCAGTGGGTCATCGATACTTACTGCGAATTTCTACGACAAGAAAGTGGAGGGCTTATCACATGATGACTTTAAAAGACGTCAAGGACTGGCTCAAAACACAGGTCTCAGCGGATGTCTGGAAGATAGGTACCTATGATGTATCTAAGGATAAAACGGTCTGTGTGCGCAATCTAACGAGCAATCGCAGCGTATTAGCTGTAGGCGGCCTGCAAAACACTACAACAGCTGTCAAGGGCATATCTATCGTAGTGCATTGGTCAAAAAATCCCGACGAAACTGAGCGTGTAGCCCAAAGCATACATGCTCTTTTTTACGGGCAGCAGCCGGTCATTGGTGGGTATCGAATTGTTAAATGTGATATGAGGAGCGACGAACCCATAAGTGTGGGGGCTGATACAAATGGGATATACGAATATGTAATTGAAACATGGCTCACATACGAGCGAAAGGAGTAATTTATGGCAAAAGTAAAATCAGGGGCTTTCCCTGTATTTGATTTGGGCTTCAAAATCGGTATCAAGGGATTGGCTAGTACAGAAGAAGAAATGGTGACCATTAAAGATATGGAATCGTTTTCGCTGGCCATCGAGGGAAATACGCAGAAGTGGAGTACCTTGGACATGGCGGGATGGAGCAGAGCATTGATGACCGGGAAAGGGTTAACGATTTCTTTAAAAGGAAAGCGTAATGTCGGTGATCCAGGGAATGACTACGTTTCATCCATTACCTTTAAGGATGGTTTGGACTGCACGACGAAAGCATCTGTGGATTTTCCTGATGGCTCGAAATTAGAGTTTAACTGCGTGATTGACATTAAGTCATTCCTTGGCGGCGAGGCTCAGGATGTAGCTCCATTGGAGTTTGACATGATCGTTGATGGTAAACCTGTATTTACAGAGGCGCCTAGTGTACCTGCTGGGTCTTAGGAGGCAAGTTATGGCACGAGAATACAATATCATTGAGCGTTTAAAACGCCGTAATGAAAAGCCAACAGTGGTATTAGATGATGAGCACAAGTATCCGATCAACACGAAAAAGACTAATGTCTTGTGCATGATGGCATATATCCGGAAAACGGAAAAAAGAGGAAAGGAAGAATCAGACCCTGTAAAAGATATGGAGATGATGGACCATATCATAAAGATGGGGCTCGGCGAAGAAGCGGCTGCTTACATTGCCGAGCAAGATTACACCTTTGCGGTTGTCCAGGATATCATTGAGGTCATCATGGCCGCAATCGGAGACGAAGATACAGGCTTTGAAAAAGAGGAAAAGACAGAAAAAAAGTAACTGACCATTGGTATGATATATTCGAGGACTGGGATTTGATTGAAGCATCATTCGCTATGCAGTACCCATCCAAGGATTTATTTGCTGTCGGCGATGATGACATGGAGTGGCGTGAGTTTGTAACTCTACTATCGGGAATTATGCCGGAAACGCCACTAGGTCAAATAATCAAAATACGTTCTGAGGATGATGACGATATCTTGCAGCATTTTACACCAGAACAGCATCGTATCCGTAATATATGGCGTAACCGTCAAATGCAGCAGGTGCTGAAACAGTCAAATAAAAACGAAGTTATGAAGCAAATGAAGGCTATGTTTAAGTCTATGGCAGCATAGCCTTTTTATTTTTAGAAAGGCAGGTGATGATGTGGGAGCAACAAGTGCAGGGTCTATACAAATGGATCTGGAGATAAAGTCAGACCTTGACAAAGACATACAGGCAGAGTCGAGTAAGATAGCTGACCGGATACGTAAGCAGGTAGACGCTATGAGCGGGGATATGTTTAAAAACCTTAGGCAGTCTCTTGTGGCAAGTCTTGACAAGATGAATGAATCTGTAAAGGCTACACTCGATCGTACAAAGTTTGAAATGCAGGCTTTTGTTGAGCAGATGGCGGGCATGGTCAAGCAAATGTCTGGTGTGCAGATGCCTTATCAGAAGGCTCAGAACGACACAGAGCCAAGTACAACAGCCTCACAAGGTCCTAGTGTGAGGGGACCTCCGGTATCCATACCCAAGATAAAAATACCAAAAATGACGATGGATACTGCTTCTGTACAAGCGCAAATGGCAAATATCAGTAATCAGATTTCTGTCACCACGGAAAAGGTTTCTTCTCAAAAAGCACAACTACAACAGTATTATGATGAGCTTGACAATGTGAATGAAATCCGTAGCAGCTTCGCTACTATACGTAACGAGATTGCTCAGAATCAACAAAGAATAAAAGAGCTTACCGAAACAGCTGCAGGAATGAAGAAGGCTATGAGAGAAGCAACCACAATATCCGGGAAAATAGCCTTGAATGATCAGTTAAAGAGTGTTGAATCTGAAATCCAAAAATGTGTTGGGGATATAAAATATCTGAAAATGCACTTAGAACAACTATCCGGGGTAGACACAGGGCGTGCGATAACGACTCTTACTTCTAAGATAGCAAATTTAAAAAAAGCTATTTCCGGTAATGAATCGAATCTAATGAATATGAAAGCGGCATTTAATGATCTGCAAGAATCTCAGATGCCTATTAAATTTCCTGATTTTCCTGAATTGGCATTGCCTGTATCTACCGCAGATGGATTCACGTCTATTGCTAATAAGGTGGCATCTACGTCCGGAGCATTCAACAAAGCAAGAGCTGCAGTTGAATATTATGCTAAAAGCATCGGTGGTTTAAAAGGTAAGGTAGCAGGCGTAACCTTAAACAGTCTCATTACAGGATTGGAACGTATAACAAATAGCGCGAAACGCGCAGGCAAGGCCTTAGCGTCTACGATAACACGGAAATTCGGTAATGGGCTAAAATCAGCAGGACAGCATGCGGCGTCTTTTGCAAGCCGATTACTTGGTATAGGGTCAGCCGGTAAAAAGGCCTCTAACGGTATGGGGCGCGCTCATATGGGCGTAGGTCAGCTGATTAAGTCGTTTACGATTTTCTCGCTGACATTCCCCCTAGTGAGCCGAGGCATTATGGCACTCGCTCAAAACATTGGGGCTACCCTTATGACAAATACTGCGTTTGCAAACAGTTTAAATCAGATACGCTCTAATCTGGCCACAGCATTTACGCCTATCTTTCAGGCAATCATGCCAGCACTTAATGCGCTTATGTCTGCGTTGGCCACTGTGACCGGCTATATAGCGGCTTTTATGTCTGCTCTGTTTGGTAAGTCAATGTCAGCAACAAAGCAGGCTACATCCGGTATCTATGCAGCAAAGGATGCAATGGGTGCATATGGCTCATCTGCTGATAAAGCAGCTAAAGCGTCAGAAAAGGCTCGCAGGTCACTCATGGGATTCGATGAGATTAACAAACTGGATGATGCTGATAACTCTGCTGGTTCTGGCGGCGGAGGTGGTGGCGGCAGCGATATGCCAGTCTACACACCGACTGAGGTCGATGACGGTCCTATCAAAAAATGGGTCAAGCAGCTCAAAGACCTGTGGGCTAAGGGCGACTATGCCGGTATTGGTAAGCTCATCGGGCAGCAGGTCAATAAGGCTGTAGCATCATTTACAAAGTGGATATCGTGGGATAACTTAGGCAAATCCATCACAGAGTTTTGCGATGGATTTTGTGAGCTCTTTAACAGTTTGATTGATACGATAAATTGGGAAAATATCGGGCGGATGTTTGGCACCGGAATCAACACTATCGTAAATACGTTATATTTGTTGTTTACTGGTATTAACTGGGAGCGGATAGGTAAAGCATTAGCTCAGGGGCTTAACGGTCTTGTGTACAGCGTTGACTGGGATAAGCTTGGGCATACAATGGGCGCGTTTTTACAGGCTCACATCGATGCTCTCTATGGATTTGTAACTACTGCCGACTGGCCTGCTATCGGTAAGGCTCTGGCTGACGGAGTTATGGGGATTGTGTATAGTGTAGATTTCCCTAAATTTCAAGCAGCTCTCGGCAAAGGTCTAAGTGGAGCAATAAGCTCTGTGCATACCTTTGTTAAAAACATTGACTGGTACAAACTGGGAGATACGATTGCCAAGAGTATAAACGCCTTTTTTAATAACATAAATTGGGCTGACTTTGGCATGACTCTGAGCGATGCAGCGCTGGGTATCCTTGATACATTGCTTACAGCATTAAGGGGCGTAGACTGGGGGCAAATAGGTACCGGCATTGCAACCTTTATCAAAAACATTGATTGGTGGGGTGTTGCAGGCTCCTTGCTCCAGACAATAATCGCAGCTGTACACGGCATAGGGGCTGGTATCCTAAGCCTAGCCGCAGACCTTGGCAAGTGGCTATGGGACGGCTTCTGCAACGGTGTGAGGGATTTCTTTTCTGATCCTATCGGCTTTTTACGTAGTGTAATAGTTGACCCCATCATAAATGGCATAAAAGAGCTGTTTGGTATTCATTCGCCGAGTACAGTATTTTCTGATATCGGGGGTTTCTTGATAGAAGGGCTTATCAACGGGATTAAAGCAGGAGTTGGCGCTCTTGTTGGACTGATTCCATCCATATTCGGAGGAATTGCTTCCGCGATTGGTGATGTATGGGATGGCATAAAATCAGCTGCCGGAACAGCATGGGAAGGAATAAAAACTCATGTCGGAAATACTTGGAATCAGATCAAGGAGGGGGCTGGCATTGCATTTGACAACGTAAAGCAAGTTATTGGCGATACATGGGACGGCATTAAAACAGGCGCGGGTAAAGCGTGGGATAAAATATCAAAGTCTTTAGGCGATACTTGGAAGGATTTAAAAAAAGGCGCAAGCGATATCTTCGGCAAAATCGGAGATAAAATCAGCGAAGTGTGGAATGGATCTGATAAGGATACCGAAAGTGCTTGGGGGAGCATAAAGGGCGTTGTGGCAGGCTCCATAGACACCATAAGAAACGATGTGAGTGTCAACTCGGAAAAAGCGGGAAAGGCCATAGAGCAGAACTTTAACAATGCGCGCGACTCCCTTATCGGCGCAAATCGTGGAATGGGTAATGACACTAAAAATGCATGGGGACCTCTGGTCACCTTTATGTCTGATAAGTGCGGCTCTATTAAAAATGATATTTCACGCACATTTAAGGATTCTAAAAACACTGTTGATTCAAGCAGTAAAGGGATGAAGTCATCTGTAACAAGCAATCTAAGCGATACTACAAAATGGATTGCTAATAAAATGTACAACGACATGTACGATAAGGCCAAAAACATGATGGATAAATTCAAAAAAGGTTCTGGCTCAGTGAATATAAAATCTGCCGTGCAGTCCTGTGTAGGAACAGCAACATCGTGGCTGAGTGGTCTTGGCGGCAGCTCTTACTCTTGGGGTAACCACATGATTTCAGGTTTTGCAAACGGAATATCAGAGAATATGTGGAAAGTGACCGGTCAAGTTAAAAATGCTGCTAATCTTGTAGCATCATGGCTACACTTTACACGACCAGATACTGGACCTCTGCGAGAGTATGAGCAATGGATGCCACATATGATGGAGGGGCTCGGTAAGACTCTGGCAGCAAGCACACCAAGGTTTATAGGACAGGTCAAGAGCTTATCTCAATCCATGTCAGGAGCTATGCAGGCAGCACTACAGGAGCCGACGATCGCGTTTGCAGGCGAGCGTAGCTTGAATGTGCAGCATGAATGGAAGGAGTCTCAAAGTGATACAGATAAAACAACCATGAAGGACCTCATTGAAGAAGTGAGAGGTTTGAAGCAGAAATTTGATGAGGTTAAGGAAGAAATCAGGAATAAAGATACTGATGTTTATATTGACGATCAAAAAGTAACGAAAAAAGTCGTTGATAATGTAAACAAGGATACTCGCAAAAATGGTAAGTGTCCTATAGATATGTAGGAGGTGCGGGTATGGCAATACTCACGGCAAACGGTGTGGCGCTACCTGCGCCTACCGTAATAAAAATTGACAACGAGATCATATGGTCGAGTAACACCGGACGTACGTCAAGCGGCGCTATGGCTGGTGACGTCGTGGCCGAGAAAAAAACGGTAACGATTGAGTGGGGAGTACTCCAAGAATCAGAAATGGCTAAAATCAGAAAAAATCTGATTGCAGGATTCTTCCCTTTTGTTTTTAACGGCGGCGGAGGTGCAAATCTCTCTATCACATCATATCGGGGTACGATCAACGAGGAGCACATAGGGTTCTTAGGTGATGGCATCTATTGGTACAAAAAAGCGACTGTAAAAATAATACAGCAATAAGGAGGATATTATGGCAGTAACTACAAAATCAAATAAAAATATCGAGATTACAAAAGACATTATGGTGGACAATGTACAGGTCGAGCAGGTAAGAGCTACAATCAATACCGGCAATCCGGAAAATGCAAACTTGACGCATTATATTAGTAATCAGACTATCTATAAGGCTAATCGCACAGAGATAAGAGCGGCAGAAGCTGCAGCAGAGGATGAGATTTATACGGAGCAGGATGCAATCATTGAGGAACTGGCAGGAGGTAACAAAAATGCAGCTTAAAAACAAACAGATTGTAGACGCACAGTCAGCGCTTGGTAAGATGCTCAACACTGCTTTACCTGTAAAGCAGTCATACCATATCAAAAAGACGCTGGAATCCGTGAAAAAGCAGGCTGTATTTTTAGAGGAGCAGCGCACGGATTTAATCAAAAAATATGGTGTCGAGAAAAACGGCAATTACTCTATACCAGATGATGACTTAACAGCTCGCAAGAAGTATTTTGATGAATATAAGGAGCTCTTGGAATTAGAGGAAGAAATTGACGTGCGCCAGCTTACCCTCGACGAATTGGATCGCGTGGAGCTGACAGCTAATGAGCTTGAATCAGTGGAATTTATGCTTAAAATCGAAGATTAGCACAAGGAGGTGGTACAATGATAACCACATCCGATAAGTATAAAACAGCGATATCCAAATCTGGCCGCCACTTCCGGCTGAAAATCGACATTGCAGGTACTGCGTATACTGGCATAAAGAGCTTTAAGCTTAAAGGCGGCACAAACTCATCCGAACAAATCACGTTTGGGGATGCTGTGTCATCTTATATTGAGTTTATCCTCACAGACGTGCCTAAAAACACTATCCTTAAAGGACGTCAAGCAATACCATACATCGGCTTGGAGCTGGATGACGGTACAGTCGAGTGGATAAAAAAAGGTGTCTATAACCTTGAAAAGCCGGTACGCTCTGGGGAGTTTATAAAGCTTACCGCTTATGATATCTTTGCCCTTTGCTATAAAGGGTTTTTTACTGGCTTGTCCGGTAATCAAAAGATAGACGCTATCCTGCAGGAGCAATGCAAAAAAATAGGTATTGAGTATGCAGGCGGAGCTGATGATGTTACCTACAAAGTCGATAGCCTGCAGGGGCTTACTATCATTGAGGCTGTAAGTGTACTCGCTGCGTACTGTGGCAAAAATGCTGTCATGGATAAAGACGGTAAGCTCAGGCTGGTATGGTATACCGACGCAGGTCTTACTATATCCCCGAGCCGATTTGCTGATCCGCTGGAAATGGATGAGGAAGACACCTTTATTAACCGGTTGGATTGTACAATCGACGAGGAGCACTCTGTGTCTGCGGGAACCGGCGTTGGTATCTATTTTAGTTGCCCCGGGATGACTCAGGAGCGCATCACTGTCTTATACAACCGGATTAAGGGCTTTACGTACAGAGCTGCTAAGCTTAACTGGCGCATGGCTCAACCTGACGTTGAGGCAGGTGACCTCGTGCGTGTAATGGATAATGCAGGTAATGCTTATGTTATCCCTCTCATGGACTATGAGTTTAGCTGTGACGGTGGATTTTACGGGACCGTAGAGTCAAAAGGCAAGACCGAGCAGGAGCAGGATACAGGCTATAAAGGCCCTCTACAAACAAAAGTGGATAGGACTTACTCAGACCTCGTAAGCACAAAGCAAGTCATCACCGATAAGATTACGGCCTTTGAGGGCGAGTTTGAGACCATCAACACAAACTACCTGGAGGTCAATAAAAAGCTCATTGCTCTGGACGCAGAAATTGAAAACCTGGACGTCACAGAGCTTACTGCAAAGGTAGCAATCATAGAGACATCCTACGTATCTAAAGAGTACGTGCAGGACCTATATGCCACCAAAGCCGAGGTGCACGTACTGGATGTTGATTTGGAGCGTGTCAACACCCTGCTCGCAGGCAGTGTAACGGCAGGCAGCACACAGACTATAGTCTTAAATGCTGACAACACAACGATATCCAACGCGTTGATAAAGTCGGCCATGATTGACAGCGTAGCAGCTGATAAAGTAACTGCCGGTACGATTGATGCTAGCAGTATACACTTTAAGTCACAGTCTGGTCGATTAGATATCTTTGGTGAGACCCTCCTGATTAAAGATATCACAAGGCCAAGAGTACAAATTGGTAAAGATGCATCCGGAGACTACAACATGTATGTCTGGGACGCATCCGGCAGGCTGATGTTTGATGCAACCGGCATCACCGCATCCGGTATACAACGGCCTATTATCGTGGATAGCATGGTAGCTGACAACGCAAACATATCAGGAGATAAAATAAACATCACATCGTTAGTCAAAGAGATCAACGACGGTACAGAGGTCATAAAGTCTAGTCATATTTTGGTGGATGGAGCTAATCAGTCTCTGTCTGTGGTGTATAACACCATTACTGGAGACATAAGCACGCTGAGTACGGCGTTATCCGTGGAGCAGGGCAAAATCTCATCATTGATTACCGATGTGTCGCAAGCTAAGGGCGATGTGTCAACCTTACAGACCAATTACAGCAGCCTTACGCAGACTGTAAACGGCATTAACAGCACGGTGTCAAGCCACTCCACTAGCATAGATAATCTCAATAACATGGAGATAGGTGGACGGAATCTCATCACTAATACAAGACCGGATAAGCCCACTATTAACGCCGTGACTAGCAAATGGTCTGTGCAAATTATTGAGGAGTCAACAGCGATTAGTGGTAAAGCTATGCAAGCGACCTGTGTTTTAGCGGGAACTGGTGGTGTTTATCATGGCGGTTCACGTAGATTAGAAACAGGAAAAAGATATACATGGATGGTGTTTGTAAAAGCTTCAAAACAGGTACGTATTGGTCTTGGTAATGAACAGAACGGGATACTCTATTGTGATATTACAACTGAATGGAATAAGTTTACACATACTTTTACAGCTAATAGCAACACACATTATCAATTCATATTTTATACGGCTAATGCTGATAATCCTTGGATAGTCGGCGATATTATAAGTTACCACAGTCTCATTTTGGTCGAGGGAGACAAGGCTCCAACATGGGTGCCAGCTCCCGAGGATGTAGACGCATCCATTAAAACTGTATCCGACAAAACCTCAACGTTAGAGCAGACAGTCAATGGCTTTAGCGGCAGGATATCATCAATTGAGACAACAGCAAACAATGCCAGCAGTAAGGTGACAGAGATAACTGCCACAGTAAATGGGTTGACCACAACGGTTGCAAACAAGACCGATAAGGGTGCTATTATATCTACAATCAACCAATCTGCGGAGGCGATAAAGATACAGGCAAGCAAGCTGGAGCTTACAGGATATGTTACGATGACAAATTTGTCTACAAGCGGACAAACAACAATAGATGGCGGAAATATCAAAACCGGAACTATTACAGCTGCAAAAATCGCATCAGGCAGTATCACAGCAACACAAATAGCTGGAAGTACGATAACAGCAGCGAAAATAGCATCAGGCACTATTACAGCCACTCAGATTGCAGCTAACACTATCACAGGTGCAAAGATAGCCTCTAAGACTATAACAGCAGATAAAATCAGCGTAACATCACTGAGCGCTCTAACCGCAAATCTGGGCACGGTAACGGCTGGTAGCCTTACGTCTAATACGACGATTAGCGTCTCAACTAACTTGACTGTCGGCAATAACATTTACTTGAACCAGAACGTAAATACCACAAAGTATATCTATTTCAATTCATCAAACTACATTCGTAACCTATATACCAATAGCTATAACTATATCACAGTAAACTCAAATTATCGTTGTGCTTTGATGTCAGGGAGTACAAGTGTTTATGCGTACGGTAATACGGGTGAAGCAGGTATTTCAGCGGCTGCAAGTATTATTTTTTCCAGCTATGGCAACGGGCGCCTAGAGCATTATGGTAAATACTATGACGCAAACTGGAGCTCTGGGTTTTTCAGGCCACTGCAAGCTGGAACAGCATTAGGTGGCAGTGGGGCATCATATAGATGGTACCGATTATATGCCGCCAATACGTGCAGTACATCGTCTGATATACGGCTTAAAACGAATGTGAAAAAATATGATGTACGATATGAAAGCATGTATATGGATTTAAAACCTGTAACGTATGAGCTTATCAGTACACCTGGTAAGACTCAGTGTGGACTAATTGCACAATGGGTAAAAGAGGCAATGGATAAAAATGGAATCAGTGAAAATGAATTTGCTTTATATGAGCATGATATACGTGAAGATTCCTATTCCATTTCCTACGAACAGTTGACATCCCTGAACATGCACATGGTACAAAAGACCATAAAGCGAGTGGATAAACACGATGAAGAAATTATGTCAATTTGTCATAGTATGAGCAACCACGAAAATGAAACTGAACAATTGCGAAGGGAAGTGAGAGAGTTGAAGGGCGAAGTATTCCGTTTAAACAATGAGTTATTTGATGCAAAATCCGCTTTACGGCGCTGAGGAAGGAAGTGATCCAAAGGTATCTCGCATGGGCGTGCGTTAAACGCTCTTTTATTATGCCTGAATAGGCGAAAGGAGAATTGTTTAATGAAAAAGTATAACTTAAAGGAATGGGCAATGGCAGCAGGAATCAGAGCAATTAAAACAGCTGCACAAACGGCAGTAGCTACTATAGGTACGACGGCTATGTTACAGGAAATTGATTGGGTTATGGTAGGTTCAACCGCTTTAGTAGCAGCGATTTTGTCCCTGCTGACTTCGGTTGCAACGGGACTTCCTGAACTGGATACTAAAACGGAGTAAGTTATGACTCCAGAAACGACTATCAGCTTATCCTTTTTAATGACCATTATACTCTTTGTTTTCTCAGCACTAACATTTTTTGGTAATCGAAAAAAAGATACAAGGGATGAAAGCCGAGAATTGATAAAAGCCAATGTCAAATTAGAGCAAATTTGTGCTACAACGAGTGAGACTAGAGCAGATATCAAATCAATGAATAATCAAATTGAAAGGATAAATGAAACTCAGATAAAACAGGGAATGGAAATTAAGGCTCTCTGGAAAAGAGTAGACCAATTAAAAGAAGAATGCCCTGTAAAAAATGAAAAAATATAGGAGGAAACAAAAAATGGCATTTAAGAAAAGAACAAGCCTGTCTGGTTTGACAGGCAGCAAATGGATGGATTGGGCGCTACGACGTACAGGAGTGGCAATGCCAAACTGCTTTACCTATGCCACAGCTCGTATCAGCGAGATTTTAGGGCGAGAGGAGTATTTGGATAGCCCACGGGTAAACGGTGCACAGGAACTCTGGGATAACTACTCAGACGGGTTTAAGCGGTCTAAATACGCTGTGGAGGGCGCACTCATGATCTGGCAGTCTGGACAGTGGGGGCATGTGGCAGTCTGTGAGGAGCTTATTGACACCAATACGATTGCATGGAGCCAGTCCAACTATGGAGGTGCAGCGTTTGAGTATGTGAAAGGAAATCCGAACGGCTATAAGGGTATGCACTTTCTTGGATATCTGGTACATGATAAACTGCCGAAAGCAGAGGCAGCAAAACCATCTACCAGTAAGCCTACTACAACCGGCATAAAGGCGGGCAATAAGGTCAAAATCAAGTCCAGTGCTAAAAAGTACGCTACTGGTCAGACAATCCCCGCATGGGCTAAAGGCAAGACATACACTGTACAACAGGTATCCGGCAGCAAGGCTTTAATCAAAGAGCTTGTGTCATGGGTTAAAATATCCGATTTACAGGTGACCGGCGCAGCTGCGGTGATTGCAGTCGGCAAAAAGGTCAAAGTTAAAAAGACGGCAAAGACATATGCAACAGGGCAGAGTATTCCAGCGTTTGTAAAAGGTACGACTTACACAGTCATGCAGATTAGCGGTGAAAAGGTGCTGCTAAAAGAAATCATGAGCTGGGTTAGAAAGTCTGACCTCGAATAAGAAAAATAACCACTCATTCCTTCGGGGATGGGTGGCTTTTTTTATATAATTTATACCAAATATCAATATTTGTTGTATAATGAAGATACAGAAAAGGAGTGGGAAAGATGGATGAGAATAAGAAAATAGAAATTATCGATTATTATGCAAACAATATTAGTGTTAACACTTCTATGTTTGAGTGCGTGATGGAATTCGGAAAGGAAATTATGATGGAAGGTGGGAAAACAGAGTTAGAAAAAGGAGTTAGGGTAAGGATAAGTCCACAATTATTGAAAGTGCTAAGTTCATTATTAGCTCAATCAGTAGAACTATATGAGAATGAAAACGGAAAAATAAATGTCAGAAATCCTCATCTTAAAGAGTAGCGTGCCGTTATGGGAAAATTGCCGTTATCTACAAAAGACCCAAGAGGTAAAACGATTACCGTATCGTCAAGTAATTACTATGGGCACATACAACCTCACGGACATACAGAAATTACACCAAGTATCATAGAATCAACATTAAACTCTCCGGATTATATTTATCAAAATCCTGAGCATGCTAATAGAGAAGATTATTATAAAGCAAAAACTCTTCAAACAGGAAAGCATGCATATACAAAGGTTGTCACTGAATGTGTTGATGAGTACACAAATACTACAATCACAGCATATACTACTAAAAAGATAAAAGGAGGGCCTGAAAATGAAATATATCATAAATAATATTACGTATGATAGTAAATATGATATATTATACGTTAATTTCAGGACTTCTTCTAATTCTTATGGAGAAGAAGATATAGATCATCTGGTCATATTTAAGGATTTTGATACGGAAGAAATTACAGGATTAACAATATTTGATTTTAAAAGATTATTTGAGAAAAAAGATAAAGTTCTGGATACTGTTTCAAAGTTTTTGAACACAAAAAAGGTTTATAGTGAATTATGTAGATAGCTACTCTCTGCACCAGAGAGTAGCCTTTTTTTACTAAACATCGAACTTACAATATTTTACTAAGATAACGATTTGCAATTTTTGAAGAAATGCTATATAATTTCGTAGTCACTCTTTCATACAGTTTATGCAGTGACAATGGGACAAAAGCCGGCTATAAGCTGGCTTTTTATTATAATTAAAATTAAGAAAAATTAAATAATTAGAGTTTACATACATGTGAATATGTAATATACTTTTATTGGCTCTCTACCCCTTTCGGAAATACCCCAATATTTTCCCACAGAGAGTCAGGCCGGTGTATTCCGGCTTTTTAAATCTGCAAGCAAATGAAATGTTGATTAAATGTAGCTATGGCATAAAGAAAAGAGCGTCAACGTGTAACTCTTTTCAATACTTAGAATTAGAGGTGTGAGTAATAACTATCACTCATTATAATATATGTTAAAACACAAAAAAAGTGCAGAAAAAACAAAATACTTGAAATTAAAAATATATATGATAGAATATTTTCGCCTGTTGAATATTGCCTAGGTATTGAACAAAGGCGGCCACTATCTTTGGCGAAGTTCGGATAAATCCGAACTTTTTTTATTATCTTGCTTAATAACGCTAAAATATTCATAACGTATTTACAAATGTTCATATAAACTATATAATGATTACGTTGCCGCCCATTAAAAAGAAAGAGATACCTAGGCAGTATTTTGCGGCACTTGACCACCTATGGGTGGTCTTTTATTATTTTATATAGGTGGATAGGGAGAGCCTATATAAACGGAGGGTTAACATGAAAAGAGAAGAAATGATGCAGTATATCATCGAACACCTAGAAACGCTGAATGAAAAAGCGTTACTGGCCATCATGGACATTGTAAGACTTTTGACTAAGTAATAAAAAGTACGGGATTTTTAACAAGAAATCCCGTATTTGATGATTTATTTACCTTTTTAAATTTTTATGTGAGATAATGTGCACAGCAGCACAGATATCTTACTCTCCCCCCAAGTCCGTATCATATCTTCCTATTGCTGCCGGCTCCTGTCTATGTGCAGGAGTCTTTTTTTATGGCCGCAAGCTCTCAATAAACCACCTGAATTTACCGGGACCCATATACTCATAATATATAGTCCTTGTCGCGCCACCAATCTGCACCACAAACATTTGGCCACCGCCGCCGCAGTTTTGGCTATGGGCTTGTGGCTTATGACGTATAATCTTGTCCACCTCATAACGCTCACCATCCCATATCAACGCCAGGGGAGTGATATCGCCCATTTTATCGACGAGCATTTCTACTTCTATATATTTTTTGTACATTCTTTGCATACTATCACCTCAATAAAATCATACCACAAATGTACACAAAAATTACGATTATAGTAATTGACAACTGACGACAAGTGAAGATAGGTGATAATATATAAGGAAGAGTAAGTATGAATATACGCAAATGAATATAAAAAAACTTGAAAAAACACAAAATATAAAATCTCCTCACCTCCACCAAATAAAAGTGCCAAGTTGGATGTCATCGAAAAAAAGCCGATAAATAAAGGCTTATTTGATGATTTGTCCAACTTTTTTGATTGGAATCCGTATTTTATACTTCTCTTCCCCGATAGAAAACGAAGCAGGATTTGATACATCCATCTTTCATTGTAGATAAGCGCAGAGTATGCTATGATATTTTTATCAGGATGATAAGGGAAAAGGACGGGATATTTCTGTGCCTTCCTTATCAAAAGGCTAAAAACAGCATGCACATAGCTAATTTCACAAGAGATAAATCATG